CTTGAGGACAACTATGGAAATCAGACTACGAACAGGGCAAGTGATGACAGAGAGCGAGTTCCGCGCTGCTCATCCGAATACCAGTTTTCCTCAACAGCTAACGGTTGAGCTACTCAATGGCTTTGATGCTGATCCGGTGTTAAATGGCGCACAAGCACAGCCAACGAGATACCAGACTGCTTACCGAGATGGTGTCGAGGAAATCAATGGACAGTGGTTTACCAAGTTCTCCGTTGCGGATATGGACGCTGAAGCCATTGCCTCTATTGATGCAAATCAGGCAAAATCTGTACGGGATGAAAGAAACCGTAAGCTGACTGCTTCAGATTGGACGCAAGTTGCTGATGCTCCGGTGGATCAGGCGGCTTGGGCTGCTTATCGTCAAGCCTTGCGTGATATTCCGTCACAAGAGGGTTTCCCTTGGTCAGTAACTTGGGCTGTGGAGCCTTAAATGCTTGGATTCCTACCGTTATCTGCTGCTGCAATATCTGAAGATAGCATCACTACGCTTGTCACAGCGTCAGGGGCGATTAACGGTCGAGCGTTAGTTACTGCGGCTGGAACTAAGACGGTCAATGCTTCTGGTGCAATCCTCGGTAGGGCTGTTGTAACGGCTTACGAGGGGGCTATACAGGGTTCAGCGGCTGTTACTGGTCGTGCCGTAGTCACTGCGCTAGGAGGCTACTCTAGGACTGCTGTAGCGTCTATTTTAGGCAGGGCTACGGTTACGGCAGTAGGTGGAACGGCTAAGTTTGCTGCTGCTCAGATTGTTGGCGTAGGTAGATTTAGTGCCATCGCTAACAATGCTGTTTTGGCATCTGCTGCGGTTACTGCTGAGGCTGACGTTCGTTGCGTTGGTGGGGTTACGAGATCGAGTGCTGTAGGGTCAATCAGTGCTAAGGCTGTGGTAACTGCTGACGGCATGATTTACGGTGAAGAATGGACGAAAGTTTCTCCGGTGAGTGATACATGGCAACGACAAGAATAAACTTTGGTGAGTGGCTACCAGATCAGCCGAGTATCGTTCAGGCGGTATCGGATGCGGTGAACTGTTATCCGGTTGCTAGTGGCTATGCGCCTATCCCCAATATTGAGCCTTATCCTAACGATGAGACTCAGGCTTCCGAGACTTTGCTAACTTGCTTTGGTGGTAAGTACGGCGGTCAGAATGTCTTGTTTGCGGCTAGTGCTTCTAAGTTATACAAGTTCGATACGTCAAACAACTCATATACTGATGTTAGTAAGGCTGGCGGTTACTCGGCTTTGGCATGGGATGTGACGCAGTTTGGTGCTGTGGTTATCGCTGCTGACGGTAACTCTAAGCTACAGGCTTACGACTTAGGTTCGAGTACGGCATTTGCAGACCTAGCCGCTGATGCGCCTATTGCTAAGTTTGTTACAGTAGTCCGAGATTTCGTTGTAGCGGCTAACGTAGCTGGCGAGGAATCTAAGGTTTACTGGTCGGATATTAATAACGAGACTGTTTGGACTCCATCCTTGGCTGCCCAAGCTGATGCTCAGGTGCTTCCTGACGGCGGCGATATTACTGGTATTGCTGGCGGTGAATACGGGCTGATCTTCTTGGAAAAGGCGATTTACCGGATGACGTATGCTGGTAGCCCGTTCTTCTTCCAGTTTGACGCTATCTCTCGGTCTTTGGGATGTATCGCTAACGGCTCGATTGCTCAGTTATCAGGAATTACCTACTTCCTAGCGGACGATGGTTTCTATGCCTGTAACGGACAAACGGTTACGGCAATTGGTGCTGAGAAGGTTGACCGTTGGTTCTTTGAGAATGTCTCGATTAGCAAAGTAACTAACGAGATGAGTGCGACGGTTGACCCTGTGAGATCGCTCATTATTTGGGTAGTTCCAACAGCCGCAGGTAACAAATTACTTATTTACAGCCAGAAGCTAAATCGCTGGTCTTACTCTACGATTGACGTTAAGTCTATCTCTTATGTGGTGACTTCCTCGGCTTCGCTAGAGGCATTGGATAAGCTCTCGATTACTCCGGGAACGAATACGCTAGCAGGTACTTATACTCGTACAACTACGACTGTTACCGTAACGGCAAACAATCATGGGCTAAATACCAATGCTTTTGTTTACTTTGACGCAACATCTGGTGGTGCTGCTGACGGGTTTTATCAAATTACTAAGGTCGATGACAACAGTTTCACGTTTACGACGGTAGGTTCAGGCACGATTACGACGAGTAACTGTACTTTATCGTTGCCATCGATTGATGCTGCGTCGATTACGCTAGATGATCGTGCTTATGCGGGTGGAACTTGGTTCTTAGCAGCGGTTTACGGTCAAAAAGTGTACGGGTTTACGGGCGATTATGCTGAAGCCTCTGTTACGACGAACGATTTAGACATCGGCAGGAGCTTAATGACCCTAGTTAAGCCGATTGTTGACAATGGTAGTGGCGATGTAGCGGTATCTGGTCGAGTATTGCTCCAAGATAACGTTACTTTTACGGATTATTCCTCTCCAGACTCGATTAATCGGGTATCTGTGCGGTCTAGCGGTAACTATCACAGGGTAAAGGTACGTCCTACGGGTAGCAACTGGCGTACTGTGGTGGCTGTTGATGTCGATGTAACGAAAGCTGGTGATCGATGACCCGTCAATTTCGCACATTACCGCCATTTGGAGCCTCGGAGCGTGATGTTGCTGAGGTTGTTCGTGGCATTATGGACGGAAAGACGAATAACTCTGGACTTCTGACCCTAGCGACAGGAAATGCGGTTACAACGACCCTGTACGACGGTCGTATAGGCAACGACAGCCTTATTTTCTTTGTTCCGGTATCTAATGCTGCTGAGGCTGATTCGGCTCCTTATGGGGCGTTTCAGGACTCCACAGACCAAACGGCTGCGAACACGACTACAGCCTATGCAGTTAACTTTAATACAACAGATTATTCCAATGGAGTTTATGTTTCCAATAGTTCTAGGCTTAACGTCAGGAATTATGGAATTTACAACATCCAGTTTTCTTTCCAATTTAAGAATACGTCTAACGATGGTCAAGACGTAGATATTTGGTTCCGTAAGAATGGTAATGACGTAGCTGGTTCTAATAGTAAGTTTTATTTGCCAGCAAGAAAGAGTACGGGTGACCCTAGCCACTTGATTGCCGCAATGAACTATGTCTTAGAGATGAGCGCTAATGACTATGTTCAGGTAATGTGGAGGGTGAGTGATACTGGCGTTTCTTTGGAGCAGTACCCAACTGACACGAACCCAACTAGACCGGCAACACCATCGACTATTATTACAATGTCTTACCTTGCACCATCAGCAACAACGAATCTTTACGTTTCAAGCCAGCAACAAGGGGAGGCAACTGTCAGTCATTGGGCTAACAGTACGGCAGACAAAACTTATGGATACATTATCGTCGGATGATTGAATTTAACTTTATACCGCAGCAGGAGATACGAAATTGGTGGGCAACGATAAAGCCGGGGCTAGATGAGATTAAGCTAAAAAGTCCTGAGCCTTGGATAGTTGAAGATGTTTACGTCGATCTGTTCAACCAGAAATCGATGTTGTGGATAGCGTTAGAAAATAAGCATTTTGCAGGGTTTTTTGTATTACAGCCGCTAGGTCATGAGCTACACATTTGGGCGGCTTGGACGGTAGAAAACGATTATCAAGTGGTTGAAAAAGGTTTACAATTCATTAAAAATATGGCACAGAATTCTGATGTCAAATATTTAACCTTTTCCAGTCATCGTCAAGGTTGGCAACGTAGGGCGAGCCATTACGGATTCCGTCCTAGAAAATGGATTTGCGAGGTCTAATATGGGTGGCGGTGGACAGTCAAGCGAAACAAAGATAGGCGAGGAATTTAAGCCCTATATTACCTTTGCTTTAGATGAGGCAAAGAAGCGGTATCAAGCGATGCCGGAAGCCCCGGAGACTCTAGCGGTTAGTCCGTCTGCTGCTACGTTACAGGCTATGTCAATGGCTGAGCAACGTGCTTTAGCTGGCTCTCCGTTGACTCGACAAGCTCAAGACGTCATAGCTCAACAAATGCGCTACTCAAATCCTTATGCCGGGAAGATCGAGGCTATGGGGATGGGTGCTTACGATCCGTCGGCTGGTTTCTATCGCTCCATGATGGAAGGTCAGCCAGAGTCTGAGGCTGCTCGGCTAACGAAATCCACTGCTGGCGGTGCTTATCTAGGTGGTGGTAGCGAATTCCTAAAGGGTGCTTTAGCTCAGGCTAATCGTTTGGCTGGTGAGTCTTTTGGCGAGAGCATGAAGGACTTACAGGCTAAGGCTGCTGCTGCTGGTCGTTATGGTTCTGGTGCGATGGCACAACAAACGGCTAAATCTCAGGATGTCTTAGCTCGTGCCTTAGCGGAACAGAATCAACAGGCTTATCTCCAGAATTACCAGCTAGAGCGTCAGGCTCAAGAAGCCGCTATGGGTCGCTTAGGTAGCCTAGAGCAACAGGCTATAGCGAATCGCTTTGCAGGTGCTAGCGGTCTGTCAGCGGGTGAGCAAGCGGCTCTAAGGACTCGTCTAGGGGCTTTAAGTACGGCTTCTGACATTACGTCTGCTGACCTAGCGAGACAGGCTCAGGCGGCTCAGTTGGCTCCTTCATTGGCTGCTCAGGATTACGCAGATATTCAGCGTCTATTGCAGGTTGGTCAAGGTCGTGAGGCTTATGATTTGCAAGCTATTCAAGGTCGTTTAGCTGCACAAGACTTGCCATTGGATCGTCTGCAACGTGCTGCGAACATATTTTATGGCGCACCTTTGGAAACAACTACTCAATCTGGTGGGGGTAAATAATGGGCGATCCTGTGACTATGGCGATGGTTGGTGCTGCTCTAGGTGGCGGTATGTCTGCTGCTAGAGGTGGTAATCCGATTAAGGGTGCGTTG